TTCCTGTGAAAGCGTTTGTTGCAGATAGCCCCATGCAGATTTTCAAGGTTGCTAGTGATGCGTCTTTGACGGATCGTGCGACTGCTTTGACAGCAGTTTTCGCAAACGCTTCTTTGGGTACGTCTGCACGTACAGGAAGTGATAACACAGGTGTTTCAAATTCTGCGTTGGGCGTGAGCACAATCGCAACCACTGCGACTTTACCTTTAAGAATCATCGGCATAGCTGATGAAGAAGCAAACAGTGATTTCACTGCTGCTGGTATACCGCTTCTGGTTCGTTTGAACGCTCACTTTAATGCACCGACAAGTCGATTCGATTCGCAGACCACTGCGACATCGACTGGCATATAAGGAGGCTGACAAATGGCTATTTCAAGATCGCAATTAGCGAAAGAGCTAGAACCCGGCCTTAATGCGCTGTTCGGCTTAGAGTATGATCGCTACGAAAACGAACATGCTGAAATCTTCGAGGAAGAGGCATCTGACCGCGCCTTCGAGGAGGAAGTAATGTTAGGTGGTTTCGCAACAGCCCCCGTGAAAAGCGAGGGTGGCACCGTTAGTTTTGACGATGCACAAGAGACCTACACTGCAAGATACACGCATGAAACTGTCGCGTTGGCTTTCTCAATCACTGAAGAAGCTATCGAAGATAATCTTTATGATCGTCTTGCATCACGCTATACAAAGGCATTGGCTAGATCAATGGCTACTACGAAGCAGATAAAAGCGGCTGCTATTCTTAACAACGCTTTTTCAACCAGTAATGGTTTTGCTTTAGGTGATGGAGCAGCTTTATGTTCTGCCTCTCACCCTTCTCTATCAGGTAATCAGACAAACGTATTGGCAGTTGCTGCGGATCTCAATGAGACTTCCCTAGAGCAAATGTTGATCGACATTGCTGGATTCACTGATGAGCGTGGCCTGAAGATAGCAGTGCGTGGAATGAAACTTATCATTCCGAAAGAGCTTCAGTTCATCGCAGAGAGAATTATTAGTTCAAATCTGCGACCCGGAACTGCTGATAACGACATTAACGCGAATAGGTCTATGGGTATGTTGCCTGAAGGTGCGGTGGTAAATCACTTCCTCACCGACACGGACGCATTCTTCATCAAGACGGACGCGCCTAATGGCTTCAAATACTTCAACCGTTCGCCTAT